CCGCATATTCCAAGTTTCCATCAATGGCTTCCGCCACATCAAGAACAAGCTGGGAAAACTGCTTGTAGCTGGTGAAGCTGACAGGAACACCGGAATCCAGCTTTTCAAGGAAGCCCATAGCGGAAGCGATCATGTTCTTGTCATTCTTGGTGCCGTAAAGGACACGGTTCATGAAAAGGCGCTGGTTCTTGAACTCACCGGACAGGATTTTGAAGGACACGGCCAGCATGGGGCGGTTGGGATCGGCCTTGGTGCCTTTGATCTCCATGCTTTCCAGCTTCACTTCATACTTGCCAGCGGGGATGGTGGGGAAATCACCGCCGCCGTTCTTCTTGGCATCCTCCACATCAGCCTGAAGGCCCTTCAGATCAACAGAACGATCAATCTTGTCAAAATCAATAGCCATAGTTTTTTTACCTCCAAAAATGTTGTTATGTTCAAATGGTTTTGAGAATATCAGCCAACCCATGAAACAGGCCGTTCACAAGTTCAGCGGTTCCCTTGGCCCGGTTCATAGCGTCAACTTCTTCTTTCGTTGGGGAAAAACCACCATCAGGAATACTCCTTTCAAACAGCTTTATTGGGTTATCACTCTTGTTCTTCAAAGGCCACTTCACATTCTCCACAGAGAACATGAACTTCCTTGGTGGCCCGGATGATGGTTCCGCAACAGGGGCAAACATACTTGCGGGAACTTGATCCCCCCCCTTCCGGGAACCCTTCAGCGGATTGGTACGGGGCCGAACCAGACAGAACCCGGATTTGCCAAGGGATTTCACAAAGGCTTCAGCTTGCGGGTTCAGGGTGGTTTTGTGCCATCCGTACTTTTCTCCTTTCTCCACGGTCAGCCCGTGGGCTTCAGCAGTTTCCTTGAACTTCCGGTTGTGGTATGAACCAGAACGGGAAGTGTCTTGAACATTATCCTGAAGGTTCTGAAGGTGAACCATTTCGTGAAGCAAGGTTCCACAGGTTTCTTCAAAGGGGCGGTTCAGGTATTCGGCGCACAGGTTGATTTCGTAATAGCCGCCTTCCTTGGTGCCGTCTTGCCACGCCTTCCAACCAGTACACCACCCATAGGCTCCACGGGTATGATCCGGGGAAACGGTGATCACAGGCTTTTCCAGCTTCCCTTCAAAGAAGGCTTTGTTGAACTTTGAAAACAAGGTTTCAAGTTCATCAATGACCGGTTTCAAACTGACTTCATTCATGGTTCTTACTCC